CTCTTGCATTTGCGTAGGTGTGGTAACATCATAAACAATTGGATCATCTTTTGCAAAATCATCTGGTGATGTCATATAATAGTTTTCATCCACTATTTCCGTAGTGCCGTTTTTACCATCTATGTAAATATGTTGATTATTATGAAAATCATCACGTATATCAAATTCTATGTGCTTATCGCCGTTTTTGTAATCTCTATAAATAACATAATCTTTATTACCATCCGCAGTTGTTATCTCAAATTCCTTTGTGGTTTTAAATTCATCTTTTGTTGTTTTAATTAGTTTTTGATTAACATTTATTCTATCTAAACTTTTCTTTGGCTTTTCTATATTGTCCAAAGAAGCTACCATGGCTTTAATCCAAGGTGGTGATTTACGTGTCGCTTCTTTAGTTGCTATTTTTACAAGTGGCTCTGCCATTTTAGCACCACCAGGTAATGCACTAGATAGTGCCAATGATCCTATACCTTTTAAAAAACCTCTACGTGTAACATTAGTTGCATCAGAAGCTTTCTTTGCCATCTTTGCTGCTTTGATTGCTTTATCGAACATACTTGCTTACTATACCTCCTGCAGCTCTTGATGGATAAAAAGTTGTGTGCTTCATAAACTCTTCGTCCATTTTTCTTTGTAATGAGGTTCGAGGGCCTGGGACCTCGGACTTCACATAACTATAATTTGGCATTTTACCATAATTACGCATTAAGAATAATCTTAGTCTACGTTCTCTTTCTTCTTTTGGTCCAGTTCCAGGTTTCTTTTTTGGATCATAAGCAGCGTCCATTAGTAATTTTCTTTGTCTTGGTGTAAGATTTAATTTATCCAAAAGCTTTGTTAAAGATGCAACACCTCCTCCAAGACTGTATCCTAGTTTATCAAAAGATTTTTTTAAAGTTAACATGTTAGGATATGTTTGACCAAAACTTCTTATGTTACCTGTTTTTTTATCAACCATCAGTAATTCTAATCCTAAATCAGCAGCTTTGTTGGAGTGCTGTTGTATTCTACCTTCAACATCATTTATTTTTTGGTTTAGACTTTTAATTCCTTCTTTAGCCATTGTTTCTGGCTTCCTTGCATTTTCTCTTATTTGTGTAACGAGCTCATCTTTTTTCATAAGCTCTCTATTTATTTTTAAAGCTATTTTATTTTTTATTTCTTGGTTTCTTTTAGGTGTAGTTGCATACTCAGGGGCAGCATATCTTGTTGCGGTATCCAACCCTTTAGTGTCATACAAAGCATATCTATCTTTTAACATCATTTTATGGTCAGCGTCTAATCCGTAATCACCGCCAAAAAATTGTTTATATTTATCTCTTTGTTTTACACCTGGTCCTGATTTTGTTACATTAAGTTGAGTTTCTAATGATTTAGGTAGAGTCAAACTTTGTGATTGGTACAAAGCTTTTTCTTTATCAAACTCCTCTAAAATTTTTTTGTATTGAGCAAATTCTTCTTTTGATAAATTAGCTTCAAGATTTTTTAACATGCTTTCATAGTTTCTATTCAACATGTTTGAATACGTGTTATCTGCTTTACCAGGATTTACAAGTTGTAAAGCTTGCTTTATGTTTAAGTTTGGATCTTTCTCAATTAACTTTAAAGCTTCAATATATTTTGTATAAGCTTTAAGTGCAGTTCCTAATCTTTGTGAATCCCTATTTCTAATTTTTGCGGCATCACTTATGTTTCTAAATTTAGGAACTTGTTTTAAATTTTTAAGAATTGAAACCATTATTCCATTTCATCTTGAATCAAATCGCCGCCAACACCGCCACCTATTTGAGCAATAGGATTATCCATGGTTTTAAGTGTGTTGCTTGCATCTATAGCCTTGTTTACATTTTTAAGTCTTGCTAGCTGGGTTGCACTTCTTATTGGACCTGAAGCAGCTAAACCTAAAGTTGCAAGATTACCCAATCCCATTGCTCCTATTTGTTCATTCACATCGTCTCTATCAAAACCCATGGATAGTTGTAGTATTTCATCAAATGGATTATCTGGTTCATACAAAGATGAATCCGGCATTAAAAATTCTGGGAACACTCCTTGTCCTGCTTTGTCTTTACCAAACAAATCTGAATAACCTGGTAAATAATATTCTTCTGACATGGGTCTTTTTAAATTTTCTTCAGAAAAAGTATCAATTGGTCCTACCCCACCTAATTTTTCTGCAGGCATAAGAAAACGGTAACCAGCAGCTAACGCTTCTGGTAAAACTTTTGCTCCACCTACAAAAGTTCTGCCAGTTGCTTTGGCATATTCTTTTGCAGCATCTAATAATCCTACATCTTCTTTAAGTGGTTTTCCTGCTAAAATTTTTCCAAATCGTTTTAAGGTTCCAATTCCTTCATCTAATCTTTCTTTGTTTTTAAATGCTCTATAATCTGCTCTGTTATCAAAACCAAAAGTTGTAAATGTTTCGTAGTCAGGATCTCTATAATCTATAAAAAGATACTCATTTCTATCTTTGTCAAATCTTGCAAAATCTTGTTGCCCTGCTAATAATTTTTCTTTGTTTAGTTGTGATGCATTTACTACTCTATAATTTTCATAGTCAACGTTTCCATCTCTATCCAAGCCATATTCTAATAATAATCTTAATGGTGGTTTACCCGTTTTTATCGTGTCATTTCCATCTATGTCTGTTCTAAAAAAATCACTTTTATTTTTTATAAATTCATTATCTAATCTTTCTTTATTCTTCATTTCATAAACGGAAGCGCCTCGCGAATATCCTGGTCGCTCGGATCCTATTAAACTTGCTATGCCTGTTCTATTCATTAGTAGTAGCCTCTTGGTTGTCGTAGACTTTCTTCATCTTGAAAGTCATCTTGTAGCTCAACGTAGTATCCTTGTCTATACTTCATCAAAGCTTGCGTGGTAGAATCCACGTAATCATCGTTATCTCCAAATGGGAATGCTGCACACTCCTCGATAACTTCTTCGGCAAAAGATTTTTCTGGTGCCCAAATCGTGCCAGACTCAAATAACGGTGCGACACTGTTAACCCTTGAATGTTTATCATTTCCCTTGGAAGGTGTAAAGTTTAAAACTGGTATGCCCATCTTCTGTAATTCATGCGTCAATGGTGTGCCGGAGGCCTTGGCTTCTATGATCACTTGTTCTGGCTCCCAGTATTTATACTCGTCCATCGCGATTTTTTTAAGCTCAGGAAAGTTCCAACGTCCTTTCTTTGCGTCCAATAAGATTAATGCAGTCTGTCCGTCATCATTTGGAGAGAATACACCCCACGTTGTAATAGCTGAATAGTCAGCCGTTTCTTTTTTACTGAATGCTGTGTCATACGATTGTATGATATAATTTAGTTGTGGTATTGTTTCTTTATCCCACGTTTGCCACCATTCACGTTTTATAAGTGCACCTTCTTCTGCTGTAGGATTCTGCATCCACTGTGCATTCCACTTGGTCAGCGGTATGGATGCCTTGACGCCTTCTAATCCGTCCATGGTCCAAAAGTTACCCCACATGGGTTTTTCATTTATGACTGCAGGAAACTCTACTACTTCCCATTGATCTGCCATGCTATCTTTGCCTTGGGCCGCGAGCAGCCTTCCAGTAAGATCTTTTACAGACCAACGAGTCATTACTAAAACTATAGACCCACCAGGCTGTAAACGTTGTCTTGGACCAGATGTATACCACTCATAATGAGAATCAAGAACAGCAGGGCTAAGAGCATCTTGCTCTGAATGAGGGTCATCAATAATGAGTAAATCAGCGCCACGCCCAGTAATAGCACCGCCAACCCCGGCAGCAAAATACTCGCCACCATGATTAGACTCCCAACGGCCAGCGGCTTTTGAATCTGCCGCCAAAGATACTTCAGGAAATACACTTTCATATTCCTCCGATTCAATAAGGTTCTTGGCTTTACGACCAAAACGAATCGCCAACTCGCCTGTGTGTGTTGTTTGAATTAATTTGGCCTTTGGATGTCGGCCCATGTAAAAAGCGGGGAATAGGTGGCTCGCAAACTCTGATTTGGTGTGCCTTGGAGGCATGTTAACAATAAGCCTTTTGAGCTCACCATTAGCAATACGATTTAACTTTTCTGCGTAAATCGTATGGTGCTTCCCCTCCACAAACTCTGGCCAAACTGTTTTTACAAATTTTAAAAAGTCAGATTGGGTCTCCTCTTGTTTTTGGACTACTGCGTTTTTGAGAAGATACTTTAGAGTCTGTGTATCCAGGTTTTCTATATTAGAAACGTTTTCCATTTTTTAAAAATTTTTTGGGACACCCATTATAACCTTTCAGCTATACATTGTCACTCTCAAACTCAACCTTCGCGTCGCCTAGGGGAGGTACGCGCAAAAGGGGGGGATGCACCCCTTGTAGTTTCCCGGGCGCCAGCCGCGGCAATTTGTCGCATGTGACATAATGTCGCACCCGGGCATGACTTATCCACAGGATATCCACAACTTTCTGCAAGTAGCTATATAAATATAATACATACATGATAGGATAGAGAAATAAATAAGGAGGGCATATGCCAAACGAAATAATAACTAAAAACAATGTCAACATAGCACCCGTTGTTGAGGAGTTGACAGCATACGTTAAGACCAAGTCAGTTGGTCAAGACCTAAACGAAGTATTTGCAAAACTACCAAAGACAGATAGTCCAGACTGGAAGTTGATTAGTGGTGTACTTTGTAATTCAATCGTTGAGTGGGCAAGTAATAACAAAGACAATGGTGGCAAAGAGTTATTACACCACATACAATCTGACATTGGCTACTTAATGAAAAGGTTAGGGCTTATGGAGTAATTTCCTTCCTTATATTTTTCAGCTTCATAAGTTCTAAGAGGCGACCGAAAGGTCGCCTTTTTTTATGCCCGATCATCACGCCGTGAAGTCCCGCTGGGCGCCCGGTGTAAGTAAGCGAATAATCAAAATCAATTTATTAAGGGGAAAGGGAGTTTGGGAGTTTGGAGTTTGAGGGGGCGATTATAATACTTCGAAACGGATTCGGTACCCCCTCTGTGTTTGAGGCAAGAGCCGAATAACTCCGTTTATCTTGCCTCGATTAGTTAACGATACCTCGTCTATCGGAAGATTCGACTTCTCCTGGTTAACTAAACATACTATACATCTTTCCAAACCATGACGCAATCGGTTTATTTCTTTTTCTGTGGATAAGTTTCCAAACCCCATCATGCCACAGGTAAGTATATGTATAATCTTTTGTCCATTTGTTCCAACGAATCATAGTCAATCCTTTCTCTTTCTGGTTCCCGGGATACCACACCTCACGAATCATGTCAAGAAGTACCAAAGGAATAATAAAACAAATGCGAGTTTCAAACTAATAATAAGTAACAAGTATTCCATTCTTTCTCTTTCTCTGCAGCTATCACCCAGCTGCCTGGCTGCAGGATCTATATATGAGCTGCAGCGGCGTTTGTCAACCAGTCAGGTTAAATTTTTTCGCAGTTTCCCGGGCTTCAAATTTACCTGAAGTATTGGGAACTGGCGGGATCGCCCGGTGCCTGAAGGGCAGGATGTCAAGAGTCGCAGAAAACTAGGAAATATATACGAAAGGGAGTTTGGGAGTTTGACAGCCCTGGCTGCACGGGCCCGGTGCTCCAGCGGGTGCGGCATATAGTCGCACCTTGAGATTATATACGAAAGGGAGTTTGGGAGTTTAAGCCTGTTTAAATATCCCCTCGTACATTTTGTCTAACGCACTTCTGTTATCATCAAGTATTGCCTCTTGATTCTTTTTCATCGTAGGTACAATACTGTCGTAATGATTCGCGATTCTTTTGAGAACTTCATTGTTATCCTCTAATGATTCTTGTATTCTATTTAATGCGTCTACTATTGCATTATTACTATCTTCTGGTAATACCATTTCTACTCCTTTGTTATATTTCTACCTATAATATAACACCCCCAATCATAAACTTCAACCATTACTTACCATTACATTGTGGATAACTTTCCAGCTGCAGCTGCACAGGAGGGATGACCCAGCGGGCCTGGGCTTCAGGATCTCGAATCCGCGGAAAACTAGGAAAAACATAAGGGAGTTTGGGAGTTTCGCGCACCAGGCGCCGGGATCCCAGCTCCTGGACTTATCCACAGGTTATCCACAGAAGAATATTACATATGGGGAGTTTCGGAGTTTAAAAGCTTGACAAAGTCTAGGTCCTCGAGCCGTCCTTCGTACAACCCGGGTACTTGAAACACGTTCTTTTCGCCGAGGTCCTTGGTTTTGCATCCGTGAAACAATTTGACCTCGCCACTAGGAGGCAGGTAAACAAGGATGTAAGCCTGTGCACCAGCTGTGGCATGACGCATATTCCACGCAATTTGGAAGGGAGATAGTACCACTTTATTACTACTATTTACGACCTTCAACTCCAATGTAAAGAATCCTACGGCCTTATGATAAACCAAACAATCTGGGAAACCTGGCGTAACGTAGCTTTCTAGTCTTGATGATATATAATTACCACCGTCTAAGTACTTCTTTAAACTCTTCCAAAAATTTGTTTCCGTTTTTACGGTCATACTTTTTCTTGTTCTTTACTATCCTCTGACGATATTGGGGTGATGTCAATTGGCTCGCTATTGGATCTCTCTTCGACCGAGATGATAGTTTGATTATTTTCTTTTTTAATTTTTCCATCTAATCCAAGTTCCTTTAGTTTAGCTAAAACTTCTTCTCTAGACATAGAGTCAATACTACCAGTTCTGATCTCTTTTCTATCGATGTACAATCCTGCAGCCTGCCCACGCAACCGCTCAGCATTAACGGCAGCACTATAAGACTTCTCACTAAGAGCTTTTTCACGTAGTCTAGCCAACTCTTGCACATGCTTATTTAATTTAACCTCATGTGTTTTTTCAATTTCAGCTCTGCGTGCAATAACAGCTTCAACGACTTTTGGAAAGCGTTTACCATTCAACAACTCTGATGCTGTTGTATTTGCTCGATCCTCTTTGTATCCTGCCTGTCTTGCACATTCAGTTGGTGTTAGCCTACCTTCGTTCTCTGTGTATATCTGTACAAATATACGTTGTTTATCTGTCAATCCATCATCTCTGATTGGATACTTTTTTGCCATATTTGTGGCACCACTTGTGGCACCTCTTATTCTACTATCTACCATGGATAACTCCTTGATATATGCGTATTTTTACTCATTTTATTTTCTAAAAACCAAAAAAGTGCCTTGCGTCGTCTAGAGTAGTGACACATAGGTGACACAACATAAGTCATTGATTTATATACCTTAATCGTCAATTGTGTCACTGTGGCACCACTTTTGATCCCGGTAACAAAAATAAAAAAACTTTTTAGCAAATATACCACTATAGATGACACATTACAAAACATAAATTGACCTATTTCTGCCATTTCCTCTTCCTATCCATCCACGCTCTATCAATTGATGCACAAAACCATGTACATGTGACTTGGATTTAGATCCAATTAGCTGTTTTAATTCTTCATACGATGGTGCTACACCATTTTGCTCTATAAATGCTTTGATTATATCAAATACTCGTTTTTGTTTGGGTGTTAGCCCTTGTTTATCTTTTTTCTTCAAGTCCTTTGGCATCTGGGTTGCTC